CTGCTGAAATGCCATTTGCTGCATCTGCAAAATGGTTTGCAGATTTGCAATGTGCTTCGTGCCGGTGGTGCGACCGGCGTCCGAAACCTGCACGTCGAGATCGGCGTCCCACGTCCGCGGGTCGATGGTCACATCCTGGCCGTTCATGCGGATGTAACGGCGGTGGTCTTGGTGACGCAGCACGAGATTGCGCAGGCCGATCATCAGCCGCCGGAACCCGGTCTCGGCGAAGTTTCGGGCGATGTATTCGTTCCGCTCCTGACTGGCGTCGATCAGGCTCTGCACGCCCTCGCGCGCTGTGCTCTGCGTGCTGTCGGGGTCGAAGCCGGCCGGGCTCGCCGGGTTCTGGCCCGAGCGCTTCGACATTTCCTGATCGAGATATTGGATCACCGGCAGGACATTCATGCCGACGAACGGAGGTGCCAAATTCTGAATGACCTGTGCCGGCACGTCACTCGTGCGAATTGCGGCACCCCTCTGGGTATTCAGGATATCGTCAATGTTGACCTTGCCCTGCCAAAAGGCGAGGCGCGACGACAGGCTTTCGCCGAGACTGTCCAGCGTGCCGCGGAGCAATTCGGTTTTGATTTCCTGGCCGTCGAGAGCCATGTCACCCGCGCCCATGCCGAACGGGGCGTGCGGCTCCGGGTACGGGCAAATCAGCCCGAATGGCACCATGTCGTCTTCGTAAATCTCGTCATAGACGATGCCATAATTGTCACCGACCGTGCAAACCTTTCGACGCTCGGCAATTCCGTCGCCGTCCTTGTCGATGGTGACATAGACGACGCAGTATTTCACCTTTTCCATGGACGGATCCACGTCAGCAAATGAGCTGTCGAAAATCCGCTCCATGGACGCAGTGTCATTCCGCTGCACACGCTCGGGGTTGTCGTCCAGGCTCGTTATCGCCTGCTGCCCGCCGCCCTCGCCGCCCTGCGGTCGGTCTAGGGCTTCGCGGATATCGGCTTCCTCGATCCCGAGCGCCACAAGCTCGGAAATGGTCTTCACCTCGCGCGTGCCAATCAGGGCGTACGTGTCCACGTCGGCGCTCGACGTGGGCGTAATGATGAATTCCTCGGGCGGAACCGCGCGCCATTTGGCACGGCCCCGAATGATCCGCTTTTGCACGTAGCCGGAATAAATGAAGGTTTCCTGGGTTGGGGCACCGGTCTGCTGCATCAGGGCCTGATCGCCGGGTTCCTGGCCCGAAAACATATCCGGCATCAGATCGCCGCCGGCCTGGGTTTCGTCAGGCTGCTGATCGGTGACGATGACCTCGTATTCGATCCCCTCGTCATTGCTCGACTTATCGTCGGCCTCGATTTGCAGGAGCGCAAACCCGTCTTCGTTGAGCCCGGAGAAAATGGTGCGTGTCACCATTTCCTTTTCCTCCCACCACCACGTCGCAATTCCGGTGCGGCGGCGCAGGGCATCGTCAATCATGGCCTGGATATGGGTATACCCCGGATTGTCATTCATGATGACGTGACGGACATAATCGGTCTGAAAATCCGCCTGCTCCTGGGGCGTGCCCGGGTTGGCCACGAATTCGCAGAACCGCTCGGTGCCGGCAAACTTGCGCATCATGGCCGGCATGGAGGCCAGCACGGCACCGCGCACCTCGGGGGCGATGACGCCGGATCGGCCCTTGTCGAAGGGCTGCACGCCCTCGTCGGCGGCATAGTACCGGGCGAGCATTTCGCGCTCGGGCGACACCTCGCTGTCGATGTAGAATTCCGCCGACGCGATGCCCTTGCCGATGGCGTTCCGGTATTCGTCCGGGTCGAGGGTTTGCAGATCGTCGTCGTCCCCCTCGGGGTCGTCGTCCATATCGGCACCGATCTCGCTCGCCGGCAGAATGTCCTCCACGTCGATGGGGTGCCCGTCGCCGTCCACCGGCCCGGGATCGGCCACGCCCGCCGCGGTGAAACCGTCTGCATCGCCCATAGCGGCCTCGCCTGGGCCCCGGGTCACTGGTCTGCGCGCCATCGTGCCAAATCCTCGTCAATCGCCGTGTACGGGCTACTTATCGCATTCCGCGGGTCAGTGCACCGCCGTCCATGGCCCCGGATCGGGCAATCGGCCCCCGGGGGCCACTGCCGAAGCCGTGCCCCTGCCCCGGATTGGTCGTCAGGAAGTCCGATATCAGCTCGGGCGGGCAACACAGGTTGAGGCACAGGCTGTCGGCGTGATCCGGCGAGCGCATGCCCCGTTTCCGCATCTTCGTCTTGCTCTCGATGATAAGGTCCCCCGCCGAGTTGTATTCGTAGCGGGCACCGCAGAGTTCGACCTCTAGCAGATCGTCGTCCGGGATCTTATTCACCGGGGCCTTGAGGTATGTCAGGGCTTTTTTCCACAGAGCGTCGCGCATACGGTAGCAATGGACTTCATCAGTGCTAGTTTCAGAGGCGTTAATAGGGATGACATTGTAATTAAGCTCACGAAGGCGATCCACCACGCCAGCACCAATACCGATGACATCCACGATAATCGCCACAGGAATAGGAGGAAGGAATAGCAACGACCTTCCAGCCTCCTTAAACTCTCTGACAAGTAGGTCATGATCTTCCTGCACGAGCTTTTGGATCTCTCCGACAAGCTGCATCGTGTCTTTGCGGCGATAGCTTATCTGCTTGTCTACGAAATGATGCCCGTATCGACGAGTGAGCACGCTGGGGTCCCCGTTGCCTTCAGGTGAGCGCGACGGATCAAGCGAATAGACCACAGCCGACATTTTCGGCCGCTGTATGTTGCGGACACGCGCAGCCTTAACGAGCCGTGACGAAATATAGCTTTCGTCGTCCGTCTCGGGGAATTCACCGAGTACGCGGATGCGATATTCGTTGCTCTCTTCGCCAAATTCATCGCGTACCTCGTGCACAAAATCCTGATCGACGGTCGGAAGCCCTAGAGAGCTAACGTGGAACGTCTCGTACAATTCTGCGTGCGTCGTGAACGCCTTGTGGAAAGTGTTAAATAGACGAGTGGGATTGCCTGCCATAATGCGCACCGCATTCGGGGCGGCCATCGAGCCGCGGGCGGCATTAAAGAGGCGGTCGTCAATACCGGATGCCTCGTCCCATAGAAATAGGATATTGGCAGAGTGTAGCCCCTGGAAACTTTCGGGATTATCCGGGTCCGCCGTTCGGGCTGAAAGGAACGATCCATCGGGGTCCGCCGCGAGTTTGATGCCGTCCTTGTAGAACAGAAACAAGTCGCGCATGAAACCGGGTAGCCGCTTTGCCACGGTCATAATTTCGGGGAGAAGCGAGCCGTAAAGCTGCCCGGATGTGGGCGCGGTTACGATTGTCTTCTGCGGGTATTTGCAGACCGTGTGCCAAACTGCGGCAACGGCCATCAGGAGCGTTTTGCCGACACGGTGGCCCGACCGAATGGCAATTCGACGCTTGCCCGACGCAATGGCACGCAGAATAAGCTTTTGGTGCTTCATCAGGGTATAGCCGAGCACGTCTTCGGCAAAACCCACTGGGTCGAATTCGTATTTCGTGATGAAGCTTTCCCACATAACCTCCAAATCGGCGGCAGTGGGGTCGTCGTTTACAGGAATGGGGTTTTCGATAGGCGTGCCCGGCTCGTGCACGTCGGGGGGCAGAAATTCTTCATCCCAATTGATCGCAGGAGCCGGGGCCATTGTCACTTCGCCTGATGAAACGCCAGAGCGCGGGAGAATGCGTCGAGGTGGTCGAGGAGCACAAGCCCCGCGGCCCGCAGGACAATGCCCGAGCTGTCGCCGTCCGCAAAGCCGCGGAAAATGTCAGCCCAGAACTGCACCTCGTCTAGCTCGGGGTTGTTCGTGGCCTCAATCTTGAACGCCGTAAAGACGTGGTGCGCATAATCGCGCTCACGCATTTCGAGCAATTCGCGCACGCCCGGCTCGGACAGCACGATCAGGGAGCCGAAACGGTCGCGCTCGTAGTGCTTTTGCCGGCGGAATGCGAAGGCGCTGAATTTGTGCAAATCGTCTACAGGGGCGTCGGTCGTCTCTTCCATGCGTGCCCGAATATCGATCAGCGCGTTAAAGAAAACCGCAGCCGTGACGACGGCCGAATGACGAGTTTCCGTGCGGTCGATATCGCGCAGGGCCAGTGGCTGCCCCTCGGGGTCGAGATGATCCCGGTGTGTCACCTTGCACCGTGTCAGCGCCTGGGCAATTGCCGCCGAATAGCCCTTCGACATTTCAGCGATGGATTTACGCCGCTGCATTTTGTCGAATTGGATTACATTATCCGCGGGGCGCATTTGGGTTTGGGGGGCCAGCTTAATCATCGGTTTTGCACCTCTTTTACCGGGGCCTTTCGGGTGGCCTCGATCTCTTCGAATTCCGCGTCGGTGATATGCTCGATCTGCAATTGCTCTTTCGAACGCCTGTCGGCCAGCTTTCTGAAAACTGCCAACTGTGCGGAGCGGTGATCGTGCAATGTCACGTCCACGGTCTTTTCGACTTTTCGGCTCGGGGCGCCGAAGCCCATTTGGAGCACGGTCTCGGCGGCCTTCACCCGCGGAGCCTCTTTGGCACCTGGGTCGGTCGCGATATCGCGGAGCACGCCAAGCATTTCCTCGGCCAGATCCCGGCAAAGGGCCTTGATTTCCTCAGCTCTTGGATCCGCGCCGTCTGCCATGGGGCACCTTGGATTTCGCTCGGTTGGGGTCGGGGGTCAAATCGGCGGGCTCGGCGAAAAGCCATTGCTGCAACAGCCGCGCGGCTTCGACCCGGGCCTCTGCGGGGAGGTCGGAGTTTTTGGCTATAGCACCGAGCTGCTTTGCCGTCATCAGGGACGGATAAAGCGCGGCACGGGCCAGGGCTTTTCGGAGATGGGTGATTTTGACGAGGCGGTTGGCGTCCTGGCGCTGGCGCTTGGCCTCGCGGCGCGCCGCCCGAAGGGGGGCTTCCTTGGCCTCGATCCGGTCGGCTCGCTTGAGCACCTTCCGCTCGAACCGCGTGACCGCCTGGGCGTAGGTGAGCTTGTGCTTTGCCATGGTCGTGAAAAAGGCCCCTCGATCCCCACGGTGGTGCGCCGCGTGTGATGGGACCGGGGGGCCTTCGGGAGCACCGCGGCCCGCCCCCATTGGGTACGGTTTCGGGCGTTGGCACAGGATTTTTATATCGGCCGCGGTCGGCTCTGTCAACAAGGGTGGGGGTGGGGGTAAATTGGCGCCCTGGGCTGAATTCGAACCAGCTTCACTTACGCCCGAAATAACCCATTATCTAGAATAGGGCCATCTCGGTTACGTGCCCCCGGGAGATCAAGCCCTTCAAGCACGGCTACCACCAAATGGCAGGGCCCAATTTTTATATCGGGGTGGGCCTTTTCGGTCAAGAGGCCCCGGGGTGGGGGTTGTCGGAGTTTGGCCCAGGAATTCGACTGAGTGTCGCGCTGGGGGTGCAAAATTTTCAGAGCGCCTGAGCCTCAAGGCCGGGGTGGGGGCCTTATTGGCACTAATTCCCCATAATATCCCAATGTTAGACTAATGACATGACAATGACACAGTAATGACAGAAGCAATAGGAATATATGGGCTTAACAGGTGGATGACAGGACAGTTAACAGGTGGCAACAGGTGCAACAGGAGAAGTGCACGTCCGGCGGGGCCCGGGGGAGCGCCCCCCTAAATGGTGCACCCATATTTATTTAATTAGGTTTCGGGGTTGCGTTCGTGAAATGCTACATCGTCCTGTTGATCCTGTTGCCACCTGTTAACTGTCCTGTTAACTCTCCTGTCATATGACCTAGCAATGACACTAAATGACAGGTGACAGCATAAAGACAGCAAAGTGTAACTTAAATTGGCGCCGCCAAATAATTAAAACATAAATGACAATATACCTATCAGCCTTCATTGATACTGCTTTGCCGCTTGTCACGTTATGGTCATCGTCCTACACTGCGGGCCCCTACCTCGGAGACATGGCCCATGCCCCGCGCTCGCACCCTAACCGATCTCGACTATCTACCCTTACCCCACGCTGTCCGCACAGAACTGCGCCGCTTGCTCGCACGCGAGCGCGGCTGGCCCAGATACCGCGTCGAGCACGGGTTGAAGATTATGCGCATAACCCGTGCCCAATGGCTCATGGCCGCGCTCGCGTTCGATATCGACATTGAAGAAATGGTGCTCGGCTACATCGACCGAACCGGTGCCCAATTCAGGCGCGCGGCTCACCTTGACGGCACCGGCATCAAAAAATCCGTGCCATCCTCGAAAAATCCTGACTTCTGGTCGTGACAGCTTGTTGACAGCAAACGTGACAGCATGCGAAGGGTTGAGCACACCAACCGACTACCTCACCAACGGAGCCCCCGAATGACCTCGATCAAGACCCGCTACGCTGGCGCTCTCTCCGCTGAAGCCCGCGGCGCTCTCCGCTCCGCTATCACCGGTCATCCGGGCTGGGACGTATACCGCAAGGTGACGGGCCTGTCCCTCGCCAGCATGACCCGCGATAACTACCTTGACGCCGCTGACGCTCTCGGCCTGGACGTGCACGCCATTGTCGCCCCGCACGCGTCCGGCCGTTCGGCTCAAGACCGAGGTGCCCCGTCGAGCTCCACGACCGACTGGCGCGCCGTCCAGCGTGCCCATGCGGCCGACGCTGAAGCGGCGTCCAACGCCACGACGCGGGCTGTAATGGCCGGCGGCTTCATTCAGGCCACGGCCCCGGCTGACGTTGTGACACCGGGCCTTGTGGCCGCAAATCCCGACATGGTGCGTCAGACCCGTGCCAATGATCGCGCCGTTGCTGACTTCGCCGACGCCGAGGACCCCATGACCGCCGACGCCCCCGAATTCGACATGCACGATATTGGCGAAATCGCCGCGCCGCTGAGCCCCGCGCTACTCGCCAAGCTCGACGGACTGGCCCGTATCGCAATCGGCGACGACGTGAGCATTTCCGCGCTTTACCGCACGGCTCGGCGCGCTCACCACTGCGCCACAAGCCTCAAGCTGGAATTGGAGCGTGCGCTTGCGGCTCCCGTCGATCCCAAGGCCGCGCAGTTGGCCGCGATGCTCAAGCCCGCCCTGGATTTCGTGCCCCCGTCCTGGACCCGCGATTTTACCGATTACCTCGATATCGGTGCCACGATTGCCGTTGTGGGCCCGGCTGGCAACGGTAAGACCACGGGGGCACGCAAGTTGCTCGAACGCGCCGGCTTCACGGTTTACGAATTCGACTGCACCGACGCCACGCTCCCCCAGGACCTGATCGGCCGCACGAGCCTTCGCCAGGACAACGGCGCGACCGTCACCGAATGGGTTGCTGGCCCCATCGCCAAGGCGTTTGCGGACCCCAAGGGTGCGGTTCTCCTGAACGAGTATGACGCACTCGATCCCCGCACCGGCATGGCCCTGCAATCGGCTCTGGAAGCCAGTGACGAGCGCCGCGTGTCGGCCCCGGACACGGGCGAACAGATCCGCTCCACCGGCCGGTGCCCCATCGTCCTGACGCTCAATACCATCGGGCACGGTGCCACTGCGTCCTATCAGGGCCGCAACGCTCTGGACGGCGCTAACCGCGACCGGATCGAAATTGTCATGACTGGTTACGAGAATGAGGCACAGATCCTGACCGCACACGGTTTTGCGGCTGAGACGGCCGAACGCCTCGCCTCGTGGGCGGAAAATGCCCGCAACAAGCTCAATAAAATCGGCTCGCGTGAAATCCTTTCGAACCGTCGCCTTTTGACGGCAGCCGCGCTTATCGACCGTCGCGGCTATTCCCTGAATGAGGCGACCGACAAATCTTTCGTGTGCCGACTGCCCGAGCGCGATAAAACCGCATTCGCCGCTTGATTTTCGAAATGGGGAGGCGCTTAAATGCGTCTCCTCTTTTTCCTTTTTCTCGGGAGCCCCGGCATGACCATCCTTTCTGACCTACTGGCCCAACGTGCGGCGAACGCCGCGAAATACGCACCCAACGCCACACGCCGCGAAACCGTGAATGGCGTTGAACATTTGGTTTTCGATTATCGGGAGCGTGCGGAGAGCGTGCAAACCGGTCGCGGCATAAATCGCTCTGACCGTGACGGGCTGGCCCGCTATGTTGAAGAATACCCGAAGGTCCCGGATTACATCATGGCTGAGGCGGCCCCGCACGCCTCTCGCATGGCGACGGTCATGCAACGCTCCGTCCCAGCCCTACAGCGGCACCAAGCGCATGGTAGCCTCGATACCAGCAAGCTTGCGCGCCTCGCCGCTCCCAACCTGTCCGCACGCGAATTCGACAGCATGGCCCAGCGGGCATACCGGCGCCGTGAGAACGCCACGCGCGCCGACAAGCCCCGGATCGCGGTCGCTGGCGATTTTGCCTACAAGCTCCGGGTTGAGAATGACGCTTACGTGCCGATGCTGGCCCGGCTAGTCCTCATTATCACGGAGGCGTGCACCATTTCAGGAATGCAATGCGCGGCCTATGGCACGCGCGGCCACATTATCGATGCGGGCCACCCACATGGCAACTCGCACCGTTCTGCGACGGCCGTCATTAAGAATTACGATGACGAATTGAACGGCGCCACTTACGGTCTGATTGCCACGGAAGCCCCTTTCAGCGTCGCCTATTGCTCGTGCACCAATGGCGCCGGGTCCATGACCGGGAATGGTGGCGTTGACTTTGCCCGGGCCCAGGGTGCCAATTTCGTTATCGCAATCGGCAATTTTCCGGACGACGGGGCACGCGCCGATTGTGTCGTGCCCCCGAACGCGACCGTGCAAGAGGCGGTCAATATCATCTCTGACGCACTGCAAAGGCTTTTCTAATGCCAAAATTCGTTTGGGCAATTACATCGCGGGGGCAATGGTCCCCGCAACTCTTCCATGGGGACATGCCCCGGGAAATGACAATGCCGCACAACGCAGGTCGGTACGTTGTGCACGATGTGAGCCCTGCCCTTTACGATTGTGCATTGATGCCCGGGAACAACACACTTCGATATCTCGCGGCACAATTCCCAGCCCCCGCACCCGAAACCACGGAGAATGAAAATGACGCTTAAGAGCCTGCTACAGCGCCTTGTCGGGATCCCGGCTAGGGAAGTGCCCGGCAATCTCGCCGACGCCATCAGGCCCGGTTCTATTGAGCCGCAAAGCAACCCCTTTATCGACCGGCTCAAGGGCCGCTCGGACTGGGGCGGCACGGCTACGGATCACGCGGCGCAAATGGCGCGTGTCATCGACCCGAATTTCCCGAACCCGCCCGCCTGGACCTCGGAGACGGACGGCGGAGGTGCCGACATGGTGCCGCCGTGGGATCGGCCCGGGGCTCGCTACCACTCGCCGCTCACCTGCGACCCGTGGCCCCCGAACGATGACCCCTATGCGGTCCCGTGCGAGGTCGTGCCCGATCCCGCGCTTGCTGGCCTGGACAAATTGGCAAGCCGCGGCATGACACGCCCGATGGACAGCGTAAAATCCGTGACAGATCTTTTGCAATTAATTCAACGCCAGGAAGCCGCCGAGAAATTGGCAATTAAATTGGGATGGAAATGGGACGGAGAAAAATGGTATTGTCAAAAGCCTGCAAATTGGGAGGCTGACGGAAACGGCATTTAAGCCCAGAAAAATTTCTCTATACGCATATAGCTAAAAAGAGGTCCCCTGACATGAATTCGAAACTCTCCTACGGGTGCGGGGCCATGCGTCAGCAGGACGAATGGTATTGCCCGCTGTGCCAAACGCGATGGGAACACGGGCAGGGCGATAAACCCCCGTGCACTCCGGTCGAAATTCCCACGGCCAAAACAAATAAAATGGGAATGACGAGAACGCGCTTTCAGCAGGTAAAAAAGCGTGCTAATAAATTCCGGTCGTTCAGGTGAAGCGACGAGAGGAAATTGAAATGGCCCAGCGTGATCGCTACAAGCTCCGTGATATCATCCCGAACCCAGAGGGTCGTGACTGGCCCGAGACTTCTGAGCGCCATGACGATGCGGCCATCGAATTGGCAATAAGCGCGCTAAAGACCACAATGAAAAATGCGGTCTTGCCCCGGCTCATGGCCATTCACAGCGGCGATACGAAAAAGGTGGCCTCATGCATGGCAACCCTATTCGTGGAGCAGATGCGCCAATTCTTTCATGAGAACCGGGCCGAGGACCAAAAGGCCAATATGGTCGTGTTCGATGAAATCATCTCGTGCCTGACATACAACGCCGAGCGTATGCAGGGGGTGGCCATT